TCGACCCTACGTCTACACTTACACTAACTGAGCGTATCCTTCAACCTGAAGAGTTCCAAGTAAACCTTGAGCTTTGTAAGAAGGACTTCCGTTCTGATTGGGAAGCAGTACAAATGGGATATTCTACATTTGACAACTTGCCTCCTTCTTTTGCTGATTTCTTAATCGGTCACGTAGCTGCTAAAGTAGCACAAAAAACTGAGCAAAACATTTGGGGTGGAGTAAACGCTACTGCAGGTGAGTTTGACGGTCTTACAGTACTTATGGCTGCTGACTCTGACGTAAATGACGCTGCTAACGGTTCTGAGACTAGCTATACTTCTTCTAACATTATTTCTTTGTTAGGAAACGTAGTTGACGCTATTCCTTCTGCTGTTTACGGTAAAGAAGACTTAACTATCTATGCTCCAACTGCTGCTGTTCAGGCGTATGTTCGTGCATTAGGTGGATTTGGTGCTTCAGGATTAGGTGCTGCTGGTACAGGTAGCCAAGGAACTCAGTGGTACAATATGGGGAATGCACTTTCCTTTGAAGGTATCAAAGTTCAGCAAACACCAGGTATGCCATCTGACCACATCGTTGCTGGTGAGGCTTCTAACATCTACTTCGGTACAGGTCTATTAGCTGACCACAACGAAGTTAAGTTGTTAGATATGGGTGACTTAGACGGTTCTCAAAATGTAAGAGTTATTATGCGATTTACTGCAGGTGTACAATACGGCATCGGTAGTGACCTTGTATTACAAACTCTAGCGTAGTAAAATAAATTGTTAAACATAGAAGGGTAGGTAAGCCTGACAGCCTACCTGCCCTTTTTTAATACCAAATAATATGAGCTGTGATTTATCACTTGGAAGAGAAAGACCTTGTAAGGACTCCGTAGGAGGACTGAAGGCAGTTTACTTTATCAATTATGGCGTTATTGATGCTTCTTTTGACAGCACTGATACTGATATGATTGATGGTTTAGGTAGTGGAGTTTCTGCATACCGATATGACCTAAAAGGAAACTCTAACCTTGAGCAAACAATTACTTCCTCTACAGATACAGGAGGAACATTTTTTGAGCAAGCACTTACATTGGTTTTACCAAAACTAACAATTAAGGACCACAAGGAAATTAAATTGTTGACATTTGGTAGACCACACATCATTGTAAAAGACAATAACGATAATTATTTTATGGTTGGTCTTGAGCACGGTGCTGACGTAACAGGCGGAACTATTAGTTCTGGAGCTGCTATGGGAGACTTAAGTGGATACAACTTGACGTTAACGGGAACTGAGAGAGCTCCTGCTAACTTCATTGATGTTACTGCAGAAACAGATAGTCAGCTAACTTTAGGTGACACAACTACAGTTACAGTAATACCTGGAACTGTTGCTGACGTAGACGTTGATGACGACCAACAAGGAATACCAGTAGGTAATAACTAGTAGAGTACCTTCTTAAACGCAATAAGCCTCACTTAACAGTGGGGCTTTTTTGTAAACAAATAACACACCTTTGAGTTATATATATATGAATGTATTAGCTCCTGTTCAGACAAGCCAACAATTAAAGATAGTACCTAGAGGTTACAGACCTTCAGGGACAGATTATAAGGTTACGCTTACTGAAGATGGCACAGGTAAAACAGAAACACTTACAAATGTAAGTGCAGTACAAGACGGTAATTATATGGTGTTTACTGTAACATTTACCATACTTACAAACAACTCTGTTTACTATATGGAAGTAGAGAGAGATAATAAAGTGAAGTTCAGAGGTAAGATATACTGTACAGACAGGTCTACTAAAAATAAAAAAGTGTCTCTTAATGAAAACAAATACACAGAACACACTGCTGCTCCAACAGGACAGAAATATATAACAGTTTAATATGGCTAGAAAGAAAAAATCAGAAGGAGCAATCAGGGTAGTAAATCTACAGGGTTACACCATTCCTGAAATAAAGGAAGATTACCGCAATGATTGGGTAACATACGGAGAAGATAATAACTACTTCGGAGACCTAATAGACAACTATCTTAGCAGTCCAACTAACTCCTGTTGTATCAACGGTATCGTAGATATGATTTACGGTAGAGGCTTAAGCGCAACAGACAGCGAAGAGAAGCCTGAGATGTTTGCTAGATTCAAAATGATATTAAAGGACGAAGAGGTAAAAAAGTTAGTTAATGATTACAAGTTACTTGGTCAAGCTGCTGTTCAGGTTGTATACAATAAAAGTAAAACTAGAATTACTTCTCTTACGCATTTCCCTATGGAAACGCTAAGAGCAGAAAAAGCAGACGAAGGTAAGATTAAAGCATATTACTACCATCCTAAGTGGTCTGATTATAAGCCTACAGATAGTCCTAAGCGTATACCAACATTTGGTAATGGTAAGCCTAGTGAACTTAGAGAGATTTATATTATTCGTCCTTACAGACCAGGGTTTTATTACTATGCGCCTGTGGATTATCACGGATGTTTACAGTACTGCTCTCTTGAAGAGGAGGTATCTAACTACCATATAAACAATATTCTTAATGGGCTTCAGCCATCACTTCTAATCAACTTCAATAACGGAGTTCCTGACGAAGAGGCACAACAGCTTATAGAAAACAAGATACAAGACAAGTTCGGAGGAACGTCTAACTCAGGTAAGTTTATACTAGCGTTTAACGAAGACCCTGAACGTGCAGCAGACATAGAGCCAATCCATTTACCAGATGCTCACGCACAATACCAATTCCTGTCTGATGAGGCTCGTGAGAAGATTATGCTTGGACACAGAGTCGTTTCTCCGATACTGCTTGGAATAAAAGATAATACAGGCTTTGGGAACAACGCAGAAGAGCTTAGAACGGCTTCTGTACTTATGGATAACATTGTTATTAGACCGTTCCAAGAAAAGATAATAGAGTGCCTTAAAACGATTTTGGCATTTAATGAGATTGACCTTAACCTATACTTCGTTACACTACAGCCTATTGAGTTTACTCAGCTAGACAATATCGAGACTAAGATTAAGCGTGAAGAAGAAACAGGAGAGAAACTATCTGCTATAGATAGAGTAAAGTCACTATTTAAAAAGAAAGAAGATGAAGGCACTGTTCATAACGACTGATGACTTAAGACGTAAGTCGATTGTAGGTGGGGTTGTAGATGCTGATAAATTTATTCAGTTTATCGAGGTCAGCCAAGATATCCATATACAGAATTATCTGGGTACTGTACTTTACGACAAGGTGCAACAGTTAATTGTAGATAACGAGATAGACCTCCCTGCGAATGCAGCCTACAAAACACTCCTGAACGACTATTTAACACCTATGCTTATTTGGTTTGCTCAGTCAGACTATTATATGTTTGCTTCCTACCAAGTTAGCAATGGAGGTGTATATAAGCATCGTAGCGAGTCCTCAGAGACTCTCTCGATGCAAGAGGTGCAATATCTAGTAGAGAACTCACGCAATAAGGCAGAGTTCTACACAAGAAGGTTTTTAGATTATATGACGTTTAATAACGATTTGTATCCTGAATACAATGCTGCAAACAATGAGGGTATGTATCCAGACAAGTCAGATAATTTCAACAGTTGGGTTTTATGAGATATCAACCAAAGAAGGAAAACATAAACAAACTAAAACAGTTTTTAAGTAGATGCCAATACCAAGACCAACACCAGGAGAGAAACAAAAAGACTTCATCGAGAGATGTGTTGTCCAAATTGGCAAAGAATACAAAACAGAACAAGCATTAGCAATCTGTTATAAAGAATATAGAGAAAACAAATAGAGATGCCAAACGAAATATATCACAGAAGCGAGTGGGGAAACCCTAAACCTTTAGGTTGGGGTAACATTTATTTTGATGCTGATGCAACAAACGAACTGTATAAGCGTTCTGATAATTACGAAAACTCTGATGGCACAGACGAGATATTAAGGGATATATCTAACAAGGCAAGTATTGTCTTAACTCCTACTGCTTACGATAATGGTTCTATAAATTCTCCTGTACCTACTGATGGCGATGGCGACTTTGACTTTACGAGAGCGTCTATTGCTACAAGAGTAAACGAGAAAGGACTTATAGAAGAAGTTGCAAGTGGTATTCCAAGAATAGATTACACAAGTGGTTTTGGAAGTTGGTTATTAGAGCCACAGAGTACTAATTTATTTTTAAATTCAGCTAATTTATCTACACAAGACGTTACTACAACTGCAACAAGTTTTAGTGTTTCTTTTTACGGAACAGGAACAATTACATTTAGTGGCACACATACAGGCACACTAACTGGTGCGGGTGTTAATGAGAGAGTAAGCGTAACTTTTACACCAACAAGCGGAACTTTAACCTGTACTGTTAGCGGTTCTGTTACAAATGCTCAAATTGAAAATTTATCTTATAGCACTTCGTACATACCAACAGAGGGTTCAACCGTAACACGCTCGGCTGATGTAGCAAACAATAGCGGTAATGCTGACTTGTTTAATAATAGTGAAGGGGTTTTGTATGCCGAAATTGCTGCACTTGCTGATGACTTAACGAACAGAGTTATTTCAATAAGTGATAGCTCAAATGATAATGCAGTTACGCTTCGTTTTAAAAACAATACAAACCAATTAAATTTTCAGGTAAGGGCAAATGATGTAGCTGAAATATTTAGGAATATTACAGTAAGAGACATTACTGAATTTACCAAAGTTGCTTTTAAATACAAATCAGGCGAAAGTTCTGTTTTTGTAAATGGAACTGAAGTTATTACAATGGGTCAAACCTTTACATTTAGTAATACGTTAAACCAACTTCGTTTTGAAAGCGCATCAACTGCAGACGACTTTTACGGTAAAACAAAAGAACTTGCAGTATTTAAAGAAGCATTAACAGATGCAGAGTTAGAAAGTTTAACAAGTTGGGTCAGCTTTACACAAATGGCTACTGATTTAGAATACACTTTAGAATGATATACGACAAAGCATCTTTAGCGCAAATACCAAGTGGAGTAGGAGTAAATACACTATTTTCTGTTGTGCCTAATACAAGCACAGGGGACTTTGCCTATACAGGTGCTACTAATGGTACACGAGTAAACAAAGATGGTCTTATAGAAACCATACCTGCTAACGTACCAAGACTTAACTATAACTTTATAAACGGAGTAGTACAACCTGACCCACATTTACTTTTAGAGCCGACAAGGACTAACAGAATAACAGATACAGAGGGGTGGAGTAATTTTGCCGACCCTGAAGCAACAAAAACTGACGTTACAAATGTTATAGCACCTGACGGAGGTATATCGGGAATAAAAAAACTTACAGCAACAAGCACCAATCAACCAAGAATTGAATGGGCGCAAATATCGATACCTTCAACTACAACTACTTATGTTTGGAGTGTATTTGTCAAAAAAGATACTGCACGTTATGTAGGATTATCGCATTTTTCTGACACTACACAAAATGTAATTTTTGATTTAGATACAGGTTCAATAGAAGATGAAACAGGAACAGACGTACCTGCTAAAATAGAATACTATGGTAACGGGTGGTACAGAATATCCAAAGGTGCTACTATTTTGAATACAGCAACTTTTAATATTTTTAAGTTTCACTTGTGTACAAAAGATGCTATTAATACAGGGGTAAACGGGGAAAGTGCGCTTATATGGGGTTTTCAAATAGAAATTGGCAATTATGTAAGCAGTTTTATACCTACCACAACAGTAGGTGCTATTACAACACGAGCAGTAGATAATGCTCAAATAGCAAGTGGTGCAGAAGACATAATAGGCAGTCAAAACGAAGGTACGTTGTTTATAGATTTAGAAATACCATACGATACTACTTCTTCTGATTATTTTCAGTTTTCAATATCTGACCCAGATGCAGAAGAAATACTTGATAATAGAGTATTCATAAACTTTATAAGTGGTGAAGCACAATTTCAAGTGTTTTCGGGAGGTTCAGGTGTTGGTTTTTGCAACACACCTACACCAAAAAACATAAGGTTAAAAATTGCAGGAAGCTACGAAACTGACAACTTTGTATTGTTTAAAGATGGGTTACTTGCAGATGATATTGATACAGGTGGAACAGTTAATTTTACTACACAAATGGAAAGTATAAGGTATGCTGACCAAGGAAACGGTTTAAAGTTTCAAGCTAAAGTATACCAAACAATGTTTTTCAAAGAAGCATTAACGCAAGACGAATTAGAAACACTAACGAGTTATAAGAGTTTTAACGAAATGGCTACACAACAATTATATATTATAGAATAATGGCAAATACATTTAATTTAGGAAACGGAAGTTGGGCGCAAAAGACAGAGAAACTACTTGCGTTTAATTCCGAAAACGACAACTACAAACCCTTACCTTTTGACTTTGACAGAGCATCAAGCGCAACAAGGGTAAACAAGCAAGGTTTAATCGAAACGGTAGGCACAGACAAGCCAAGAATTGACTTTCTAAACAACACTAAAGGGCATTTGCTACTTGAACCTTTTAGAAGAAATATAGCAGATTACAGCGAAGATGGTACTGAATGGAATGCAACTAACGTTACTGTTTCTTTAGACAGCTCTATTAACAAACCTGATGGAATTGCAGGTGCATATAAAGTAACAGACAATACAACAAACGGACAACACAGGGTGGATGTTCGCCCAACTGTCGTTAATGGAACGCAATATGCTTTCTCTGCTTTTGTAAAACAAGTTGAAAATTCTGACGTAGATTTTATGTATTTACTTTTTACATCGAAATTTACAACAACAAGGGTTCGTTTTAATTTATCAAACGGTACTGCAACTGGTTCTGATGGTACTATTGAAAATTACGGTAACGGTTGGTATAGAGTATCTGCAACTGCAACTGCTAATGCTGATGGAGTAGGTGTATTTGGTGTTAATTTAATGGATGCCGATTCAGGTTCAACATACGCAGGTACAGGTAATGGTGCAATGTACGTTTTCGGTATGCAAGTTGAAGATTCAGGAAGCGGTGGCGATGCAGAATACGCTACTTCGTATATACCAACACAAGGAAGTGCTGTAACAAGGAGTGGGGAAACTTTAGTGCAAGATAATATGCTTACAAGTTTGTTTAATAGACAAGGAATGGCTTTTTATTTAGAAGTAGAATCACTTGCGAATGATAGTGCAACCAAGTCAATTACTATAAACGATGGGAGTGGTACAGATAGGTTTGTATTACAGTTAACTGGTAATCAAATATCTACGTTTACAATTTCCTCTCTCGGCTCAACAGGTTTTAGTATTGCAGCACCAAATACAGATACTACTCAAACTAATAAAGTTGCAGCTTCTTTTAATGCGTCAAATGGTTATTTATATATAAACGGAACACAAATAGATGTTGATACAATTAGTAATGTCATAGGAGATGATTTAAGTAAAATTAGCTTTGGTAATCACGCATTAGTAAGTAACATTTTTCACGGAAAGATAAAGGATTATAAAATTTACAACACCGCATTAACACCAGCAGAACTAACAGCATTAACAAGTTAATTTAATAAAATGAAATATATATTTAAGAAGTAGTATGTTTTACGTTTATCTACATAAAAAACCAAATGGTCAGATATTCTATGTCGGCAAAGGCAAAGGATATAGAGCGACTAAAAAAAACAATAGAAATGCCTATTGGCAAAGAGTAGTAGATAAGTATGGTTATAACGTTACTATCTTTAAGGATAATATGACAGAGCAAGAAGCGTTTAATTTAGAAATGGAACTAATAGAAGCTATTGGATTAGAAAACCTTACAAACTTAACTGTTGGTGGAGATGGAACTTCAGGATTTACACATAAAGCAGAAACAAAGCGTAAAATAGGTTTAGCCAATAGTGGTGGTTCGTCTTGGTCGAAAGGCAAACGGTTATCAGAAAATCACAAAAAAGGAATAGGAGAGGGAAATAGTAAAAAAGTACATCAGTTTACCTGCGATGATAAATTTGTAGCTGAATATAATAGCGCATCAGAAGCCGTTAAAAAAACAGGTATAAAAGGAGTATATAGAGTTTGTCTTGGAATAGATGAACTTGCAAAAGGATATAAATTTAAATACATTAATAACAATTAAACATAATAATTATGAAATATTTGTTCCGCAAATATGAATTTGAAACTCAAGAGTTAGCAGAAACAAGAATAGCTGCTCTACCACACCAAGAAGACGAGGAAGGGAACGAACACCCATCACACAGCCATACGGTTGTTAAGTTAGGCTATTTGTGGATTACAGAACCTACATACGATGAAGATGGCGAATTACTAACGGAAGGAGTTAGTAGTGATATGTATTCTGTTGACGTTCTATGGAGAGCATCAGAGATTACAGAAGAAACAGAAGCTGCTGTACTTGACGAAGATGGTAACGTAGTAACTCCTGCTGTAACGGAAATTGATTATCCATACGGATGGGTTTCTAAAGAGATAGAGATAGAAGAAGGTAACGGTGTCCACACTTTTGCAGGGTGGTCTTATAGTAACTAATTATGGACTTAACTACTTTGAGAGTATATTTGCTTAACATATCGGCAATGACCATAAGCACTTTTAATATTTTGGAAGATAGTCTTAAAATCTTACTGCTTGTGGTGTCGATAGGATATACTATTCAGAAGTGGTGGGAAATGAAAAAGAAAAAGTGAGGTACTTTAATTACAGCGAGTTTGATAGCCCTGACGTACAAGGTAGCGGTCAACTAATGGACAAAGAATTACTTGATATGTTAGATGATGTACGTGATAAATTTGACAAACCTATACACATAAATAGCGGTTTCAGAACACCTGCACACAATGAAGCTGTTGGTGGTACAGAAAATAGTAGCCACCTTAAAGGACTTGCAGTAGATATAGCTTGTGATAACAGTATAGATAGATTTGATTTAATTAATTGCCTTTTAGACGTAGGGTTCAGTAGGATAGGAGTAGCAAAAACTTTTATACACGCTGATATTGACTTTGACAAGTCTAATGGTGTAATGTGGACTTACTAATGAAAAAGATAATACAAGCGATTACAGGCGGTTTGCTGAAGGATATTGGCAAAGTAATAGATAACCTCCATACAAGTGATGAAGAACGCTTAGAAGCCAAGCAAAAGCTTCAGGAGCTGTTAGAACAGGCTGATAAGGAAGCGCAGGACCAAGTTACAGAGCGTTGGAAGCTAGATATGCAGTCGGACTCGTTCTTGTCAAAGAACATTCGTCCTTTGGTATTAGTATTCCTTACAGTGATGTTTACTCTGTTTGCTTTTACGGATGGCAACATCGGAGGTTTTGAGGTACAAAAGGAATACATTCCGATATTCCAAAGTTTATTAATTACAGTATACGGTGCTTACTTTGTAGGTAGAACTTGGGAAAAGAGCAAGAGAAGTGGCAAAGAAGATAGATAGCACCTATAGAGTAAAAACAAAGACAAAAAGACCAGGTGTACATTCTAAAAATGCTTCACCAGGCAAAAGAGGACACAAGAAAGCTTACAGAGGACAAGGGCGTTAATTCTTAAACGCAATAGGCTAATTCTTAAACGCAGTGGGTATACACGAGCTTAAACACTTCGAGTACGAAGAATTTGACTGTCAGTGGTGCGATAAGCACTCTACAGGCTTTAAAAATATGGATAGGCATTTCTTACAGATGCTTGACGAAGCGAGGGATTTAGCCGAGCTGAAGTTTAAGATACTGAAGGGATTCGTCTGTTACGGTTGTAGAGGTATGATTAATGAGCTTGAGCATTCTTCACACTTAATTGGTAGAGCAGCAGTAATTCAATGTAAGCACACATACAAGAGATATCGGATTATAACAGCCCTTCTAGAAGCTGGTTTTACACGGATAGGAATAAATAATAACTACCTGTATGTCGACAATGACGATATGAAGGCTGACTCTATATTCCCATTCGATATAATACACGAAAGAACTATAAAATAGTTGGGTATAGCCCTTTTAAAGGGGCTATGCCCTATATTATATTATATATTATATTTATATTATATTATATATGTTATTATAATATTATATATTATATATACTATTACATACAAATAAATTGTATGTAATAATATTATATATACTTTGTGATTGAAAAACTTTTTATATATTAGCACCATAAAACAAAAGATATGACTGCAATACAAGAAATAAACTTCTATAATAATTTTGACTTACTTAGCCAAACCCTAAAAGACCACGACCACCAGGTCGTGAGAGCATTGAATGAGATAGCCATTTACGTGGCAGGCTTGCATATTGAAAACAGAGATAATCTAACATTCATAAATAGCCTCAAACAGGAGTGCTGCGAAAAGGATAATATGATAGATGTATTGTCTTTTATGAGTGACCCTAATGAGTTTTTGGTAAAAGAATAATTTTTTATATATTTGCACTATGACTACGCTAGTAAATAAGTTGGTTGCTATTCAGGGGAGACTGAAAGCACCAAAGAACCAAAGGAATAACTTTGGTAAGTATAACTACCGAAGCTGTGAAGACATCCTAGAGGCTGTCAAACCGCTTCTGTCGGAGCAAGGACTTGCCCTGACGATTACAGACGAGATACTAAGTTCAGGAGGTTTTAGCGAACAATCAGGCATTACATATGTAAATGCAACTGCTTCTGTGACTGACGGTAAAGACACCGTATCTGTATCTGCACAAGCAGGAGTTGACCCAAACAGAAAGGGAATGGATATTGCCCAGTCGTTTGGTTCGTCCTCTTCATACGCTCGCAAGTATGCGCTCAATGGTTTATTCTTAATTGATGACACCAAGGACGCTGATGCGACTAATACACACGGCAAAGGTGCGCCTGCTAAAAAAGCAAAGCCAATCCTAAAGCCAGGAACTGCTGAATACGATAAGGTTAAAGCCTATATGGATAACGGAGGCAGTATAGATAAAGTTCAGATCAAGTACACAATATCTGACGCAGCAATGATTAAATTAACAAGTAAATAAATAGATATGGCAGCATTAACTGAAATCTCAATCGATGTAAAGAAAATCGATAAAAGTAAATTATATAAAGGTCAATACCTTAACTTAGTAGTTGCAACTCGTGATGAGTTGTCTCAATACGGGCAAAATGCCTCTGTATTCTACGCTCAATCAAAAGAGGAGCGTGATGCTAAAACTAAAAAAGCCTATATCGGTAACGGCAAAGTTGTCTGGACTGATGGTATTATTAAATCAGCAAAGGAGTTAGCCCCTGCTGAAACCGAAACCCTTGACTCTAGTTTAGAGTTCTAGTGTTGTCTCTTTTGTTTGTCCGAAAGGGTGGTGTAATAGCCACCCTTTTTTAACCATTAATACCAAGAGATGACACCACAACAGAGATTCGAACAACTTAGAAAATTAGCATACATAGACCCATATAAAGAGGTCGAGTATCCACCTATAGCAATTAGCTATGGTGAATATAGAACCAAGGATAAAACATACCACACGCCAATAGGCACTTACGGCAACTTTAGTTTCGTACAAGCACCTCCAAAGAGTAAAAAGACATTCTTCATATCTATGCTTGCAGGAGCATATTTAACAGACACCACTAAGTACACAGGCAACATAAGAGGACACAGAGACGGTAAAAGATTGGTACACTTTGACACTGAACAAGGTGCGCCACACGCTCAGAGAGTGTTTAAGAGAGTTCTTGATATGTCAGGATACAATGGCTTAGAGTACGATACTTACGGCCTTAGAACCTTCTCCACTAAAAATAGGCTTGAGTTTATAGACTTGTATTTAGACTTATGCGGAGAAGATGTTGGTGTAATGATCATAGACGGTATTGCTGATTTAGTGATAGACGTAAACGACATAAGAGAGTCCAACGAAATCGTACAAAAGATAATGAGGTGGACCGAGAAGCATAACGTACATATTATAGTAGTTATTCACAGCAACTTCAATAGTGACAAGCCAACAGGACATTTAGGTTCATTCCTGGAGAAAAAGACAGAGACACAGATTCAATTAAAGGTAAGGGAAGACGATGACAATATCGTTGACGTAAAATGTAAACGAAGTAGGTCCTACCCCTTTGAGGACTTTAGCTTTGAAGTAGATAGAGAGGGGATACCTAAAATAATTGATAAGATAGACGATGTACTCAGAATTGATACTCCATTTTAACCTAAAACCAACACCGCACCAATCATTTAGAATGAGCAGGAGTGGAGTTGCTTTTACACCCAAGAAGATACTAGACTTCAAGAAGGACGTAGCTTGGGAACTTTCAGGCCAACTACCAAAAGACTTTGAGATAATAAGAGCAGGTACACCCATTATAGTAGAGTATCTGCATTATTGTTTCCAGTTCCCTAAGTCTACAGCTCTTAAACGCAGACAGGAAGGGCTTATAAAGACTACTAAGCCTGACTTATTAGATAACCTGAACAAAGCATTTATAGATGCTTTGGAGGGTATTGTGTTTGAGCAGGACCAAAATATCGTAGAGGTAAAAGACTTAAGAAAATTCTACGGTAAAGACAATTATATTAAAATTAAATTACTATATTAGCAATATGTTTGGAGTATCATTTTTTCCCATATACGGGATAGCGATTGGGTTAAATGTAAAAGACTCAAACTTGGATGGCGAGGAAGGAGACTATATTATGTTTCAGTTCCTCTTTTTTGTTTTTGGAATAAGCCTTATTTATGTTAGAGATACTGACGAAGAAGCATAGCGAGTGGATGTCTATGGCGATGTCAATATGCAGAGATAAAAATCTCGCTAAAGATTTAGTGCAAGATATGTATCTTAGGCTAAACAGGTATATTGATAATCCAGAAAGGATAATGAAGAACGATGAAGTTAATTCGTTCTTTGTGTACATAACATTAAGGAATTTGTTTTATGATTATAAAAAGGATAAAAACAATAACAACAGTAGCTTTGAAGAATATAAAAGCTATTACACTAAAGACTCAGATGAAACTGTTGTTGCTAAGTTCGCTACACTTCCAGAAGACACAGAGACAGATGACCTTATGGAGGAGGCATACCATAAAATATCTGAAGCCATATATAAAGAAGTTTCAACCTGGCATTGGTACGACGAGAAGCTATTTAAATTATACTTCCTTACTGATAACTCTCTTAGGGATATTGCTAAGGATACAAAAATATCACTTACGAGTATATATAACTCTTGCAAGAACTACAAAAAGATTATTGAAGAAAAGTTCGGAGAGGATATAGAAGACTTTTTTAACGAAGATTACGATAAGATATGAAACGAAGAAAGACAAAAGCAGAAATAAATAAGGGGTTAAAATTTATCCCTACGACAGATTTCCAGAGTACATACTATTATAGTAGGACTAACAGAAAATCATCTTACATTGATAGGTCTTTAATTAAAGCAAAATGAATACACCAGAAGCACCAAAAGATAAACGAACCAAAGCATACAAAGAGTGGAAGGCTAAATATGACTCTGCTCCAAAGGGCTTGGGAGATACGATAGAAAAGATTACTACAGCCACAGGAATAAAGAAAGCTGTTAAGTTTTTAGCTGGAGAAGATTGTGGGTGTGATGAGCGTAGGGAGGTTCTGAATAAAAAATTTAGGTATAAGAAGCCTGAGTGTTTTACCGAAACTGAATATAACTTCGTTAAGCGTATAATAGAAAGAGGCTCTAGTAAGATATCTGTTAACGAAAACAGAACAATGGTAAAGATATATAATAGAGTGTTTAAAGAAAAAAGAAGGTCTACAGGATGTTCTTCTTGCTTTATAGATAATGTGTACAAACCCTTAAAGTCACTATATGAAACCTATAAATAAAGAGGACGATTTATTCGACTTTCTTAAACATAGTACGTATCCTGACCTAGTGAAGGCTAGAAAGCAAATGAGTAGGTGGGATTGCTATTCACCATTAACAAGACACCGAGTAGAACTAAAATGTAGAAAGACACACTATGAGACGTTACTTATCGAAAGAAAAAAATATCAAGCCCTTATGGACACCTGCGAGGCTCATCTTGACATTCCTATTTATATTTGTAGTACTCCTATGGGTGTATTCGCATATAATCTATTATGCATTTCGCCTGAGTGGGAAGTCAACAGAAGAAATCCAGCTACTACTCAGTTCGCTAATGGGGCTAGAGTAGAAAAGGAAGTGGCATATTTACATACAGATTTAGCAATTAAGTTATGAGTAAGGATAAACCATTTTACGGAGGCGGATACACAAGCTCTTATAGCGAATATGTAAACCCTCCGAAAGAAAACAGAAAACAAATACCTGTTTATTCAGGTGTGATAAAATACTTCCCTGACGCAATCAAAGAGGTTGCTAGGTGCAGTTATGCAGGTAATGAGCAACATAACCCTGGTACACCATTGCATTGGGATAGAAGCAAATCTGGAGATGAGTTAGACGCTTTAATGCGTCACCTCATCGATGCAGGGACAATAGATACAGATGGTGTACGCCATTCAGCTAAAGTAGCTTGGAGGGCATTAGCTAACTTACAAAAGGAAATAGAAAACGCAAGAGTAAAATGAAAATAAAAGCAGGAAGATATAAGTGTCAAAGTCATTGGGGATTTGGAATATACTTCACATCTTTCAATGAGCAGTATAATTCGATTGTAATTGACTTTATTGTTTTTTATGTAGAATTAGTAATAAGAGATTATAAAAATGCCTGAAAGCAAGTTATAAATATGGGGATGTTTATTGCAACCTTGTTAGTAGGGCATAAAGTATAAGATATGAATAAGAAAAGACTGAGTCAAGCTCAACAGATAAAGCAACTAGAAAAGAACGTTGCGCAGCTCCAAGAGATGTGTATGTACCTACATCAAATAATCACTAAAGAAGAAAAAGATGGAGACGATAAAACTACTTGACGGAACTGATTGGGCTGTAGATGACCTAGTCGAAAAGATGTACGATAACGAGTTCTATTATGGCTACCTTAATAAGGCTTGCCTGTCCTCTTCATCGTGTAAGAAGCTGCTAGAAGGTATAGACAGTTACTTAGGTAGCACTGAACCCCTAGACAGTAATATGAAGCCACTCAGAGAGGGTAGGCTAATTCACGTTTCACTATTAGAAAAAGACAAGATAGATGATTACTACCATTTTGTTGATGTGGCTACTAGGCGTAATAAAGGCTACAAAGAAGCTGTTAAAGACCCTTCGTTGGAAGGTAAAGAGATTATGTTATCTAAGGAGAAAGTATGGGCAGAAGGCATTGTTGATGCTGTTCTGGACAACCCAACAGCAAATGACTTATTTACAGGAGGAGAATATGAAACACCAGGAATCGGATACGTTCAAGGAATCCCCTTCAGAGCCAAGGCAGACTGTTTAAGAGATGATAGGATTGTGGACCTTAAGACCACATCTGACATCGATTCTTGGCAATATAATATGGACTTATATAATTATGATGCACAAGCATACATTTATATGACGATATTTAAGAAAAAAAGCTTTACCTTTGTTATTGTAGACAAACGAACACTAAAGGTTAAAACTTATGATGCAACCCCCGATGATATACAGCAAGGTTACGAGAAGGTTAGCGAGGCAATTGGGAACTATATTGAGGGAGTGGGATTTTAGGACTCCTGTAGTAAAAGAGTTCTTTATCCTTACTTGCAACGATATAATAGCTGGAATACCTTTATATGAGATATATAACAGCCTAGACCTGTTTGAAGAGCTAGAGGGGTATGAAGAATGCGAGGGAATACTTTTAGCCTGTGAGTTAGCTACAACATTAACAGTTCAAATATATTTAAACGAAGACAACATATGAATAACGAGATAGCACAAGAAGTGCAAAGAATAAATCAGATAGTATCGACAGTAACAGGTAGAGATATAATGAGTCCTGTAAGAGACCATAAGAACGTTATGGCTCGTTCCATATTCTGTAAGATAGTTTACGACTACCTAAAGAAGAACGGAATGAGTAGGGGTGCTAAGTCCTACATAGGTGTTGTTCTTAAAAAGAACCACGCCACTGTACTTTATTCGCTTAGAAACTTTAAAGCAGATATACTTAAATCTCCACTAAATAAAAAGATGTACGATAAGTGCGTTGAGGTGTTCAATAGTTTAGGCGATGTGTACACATCTATGGATGAAAGAGACCTTACCATTGATAATCTGAAAAACAAAATAACAGAACTTCAGTTACAATTAAAGGAAGCTAAACCGTATCGTCAAGAGGTTGAGCTACTTGTAGATTTGGTAAACCAAGTACCAACAGACAAAATAGAGACTGCTGAGTTCAGAATAATAACAATGCTAAAAGGATTTAAGATTGAGCCAAAAAACCAGGGAGCGCAGATTATTGGCTCTTACGAAACTGTTACCGCCTTCTAGAAATCTAGAAGCGCAGAGTTACTGCCTGAATAATGGCTACAAGATATATCCTATTCCAGAAGGAACGGAATATAGATTGGAGATAGATTACAAAGGGCAGAAGAAATTAGGAGAGAAGCTGTATAGCAAAAGCGAATGGTACAATGCTATATGGGAATTATACGATAAGATATATGCCAAGGCAGAAAGGTGAACGTAAATATATGAAGAAGACCGATGGTCGGAAGGGCAACGGTGCAAAGCGTGGCGATGCACTTGTCCGTAAGACTATGGCTACTCCTGCTAATCTAAACAAGGCTAAGAAGAACAGGTCAAAACTGCTTGCCACCAATGCGATAGAGGAGGTTTATGGGTCTGAGGCTAACTTCTGGAAGATGGTTGCGGAGAAGGCAGAGAACTCGCAATATGACCGCAAGATGGTTATTGAGTATATATACGGTAAAGCAATGGATAATCCTGATGCACTTAGCCAAGCTAAGAACATAGACTTCTCTATTGTAAATATATTCCCAGGCTCTGAACCACCAAAAAAAATAGAAGACGTAATCGATATAACACCTGAAGAAGATGAAAGTACCGAATCTGAATCCTAAGTACAAAGCATTTGGTAACGAGTCACGTTACTTCATTACAACAGGAGGGCGAGGTTCTGGTAAGTCTTTTGCCGTCAATGTGTTCTTATTGCTACTAACATACGAGAAGGGGCATAAGATACTGTTTACACGATATACTATGACCTCTGCATCATCGTCTATTATTCCTGAGTTCTTAGAGAAGTTAGAGCTTATGGGTGTTGTCGAGGACTTTCGCATAACGAAAGACGAGATAACAAATATTAAGACAGGGTCTTCCATATTATTTAAAGGGATTAGAACCGCCTCAGGAAACCAAACGGCATCACTGAAATCGTTAAACGCAATAACCACCTTTGTCCTGGATGAAGCTGAAGAGCTGACAGACGAAGATACCTTCGATAAGATTGACCAATCAGTTAGGGTGAAAACTAAACCTAATAGGGTAATCTTAATACTTAACCCAACCACTAAGGAGCATTGGATATGGGGACGTTTCTATGCGAATAGAGATATCCCCGAAGGATTCAATGGTATACAAAATGGAATTACCTATATACACACTACCTATCTTGATAATACTGATAACCTATCGCAATCGTTTCTAAATCAGATAGCAGAGATTAGAAGACGTAGACCTGAGAAGTACACACACCAAATACTTGGTGGGTGGATGGAAAAGCAAGAAGGTGTAATCTTTACTAATTGGAGAGTAGGAGAGTTTAATGATAACTATGAAACCATATTCGGACAGGATTTCGGTTTCTCTGTTGACCCTACTACACTTGTGAAGCTGGCTATCGATAAAGGTAACAAGCGGATATTCCTCAAGGTAATGTATGCTAAAACAGGAATGTCCACAACTCAAATCGCTGATTACAATATAAGGTATGCAGGTCCGCACCTTATAGTGTCGGACTCTGCAGAACCACGACTGATCAAGGAGATTAAACTTAAGGGGTGTAATATTACTCCGACCGTTAAACGCAGTGGGTCTATATTATCAGGAATAGCACTACTCCAGGACTATGACCTTATTGTTGATCCTGACTCTACAGAACTCATTAAGGAGCTTAATAACTATGTATGGGCTACTAAAGGACAGACAAAACCTGTAGACAAATGGAATCACTGTATCGATGCCATTCGCTACGCTGCTCAGTACGTTCTAGTAAATCGCACAAAAGGTGCGTATACTATTCGTTAAACGCAGTAGGGTTTCTTAAACGCAATAGGGTTGCTGGTCGTTAAACGCAGTAGGCTTTCTTAAACGCAATAGGGTTTTTGACAAACTTGACACCTGGCAATCCTTAACCATTTCTTAACATTAGCGTAACATTGTTTTAACATAGACATTGTATGTTTGCTGTATAATTTTAAAACAAAAGATATGTTTATGGAATATCGCAAATGCAGTATCACTAAGGAACGAATGTCGGAGGGCTACGTTCTGCTGGACGGAGAGTACTACGCAAAAGACGAAGAAAACTTAATAAAACTACTTCGTTCTATAAGGGACGATGAGTATAACGCTTGTACAGACCAATGGTTGCTGGAGGAGGCATACTTCAATGAGGTTTACTATTGGACAAGTTGGGATGAATAATTATAATAATAAAAACAAAAAGATATGGCAACAAGATGCACAATTAAAATAGACGGTATAAACTACGCTAAGATATATAAACATTGGGACGGATATCCTGACGGTATGTTAGATTGGCTCAATGAGTTTAACGATAGTTTCAATAAGAATAGAGGTCACGACCCTGAATATAAATTCGCTCAACTTCTGAGGTTCGCTCAAAGGAAGGCGAAAGAGTTTGGATTAGATAACAGTAGATATACAGGCTGGGGTGTTATTCCCTTCAATAGTACCTGCTGGGCTGAGTACGAATATATCCTCACAGAGAACGGAGTTAAATTGATTGAAGAGCCTGAGCTGAAAGATTTAACATTGCCTTAACATTAGCCTGCTTATATTTGTGGTGTAATTTTAAATATATATAATTATGACTTGGATACTAACAAAAAAGAAGACACGAGTAGAAACATTCTTAGACGCTACAGAAGGCGGTAAGATATTTAGTGCCACCTTTGAGAAGAAGGATGGCTCTATCAGAACTATTAACTGTCGTAGAGACGTTAAGAAGGGCGTTAAAGGCGTAGGTATGTCTTTCGACCCTATGAGCAAAGGACTCCTTGTAGTGTACGATATGCACCGTAAAGGGTTTAGAATGATTAACCTAGATAAACTTATCGAGGCTAAAGTAAACGGTAAAACAATTAAGTTTCTGTAATGGATAACGAGACACTTAAATTAGTAGAGGACTGCAGGGATTTATTGAGAGATATAAATTCCTGCACGGACTCTAGAGATAGCTCTAAGAAGCTAATAGAAAAACAGATATACGAACTAAATAAATTGATAGATAATGAACTACAAGAGGATTAAAAAACTACAGGAAGAGTATGGCGTTGCTAATATGCAACGCCTAATCGATGACGGCTCCGTATGGCATATGGAAGGCAGTATGGGTAGAAATGCTATGGAGCTACTAAAGACAGGACAATGTATGCTCCCTAAAAAGCAATATAAAGACTTCTACGGCAATATCATTCCCTCAAGGGATAGTGTTAAGCCAGGCACTACAGGGAGCTATCAGAACGCCTCTAAGTATTGGGATTCTATTCACGATTACGATGCGATGTATGTGTGAGATAGTAAGTAACTGTTGCGATGCTCCACCGATTTGGAACACCGACCTTTGTTCGAAGTGCAAAGAACACGCAGACTTCATTGACATTGATGACATTAGCGCGCTATTGGATTCTTAAACGCAGTACCCTCTTAAACGCAGTAGGTTCTTAAACGCAGTAGGCTCTTAAACGCAGTAGGGTTTCTGAGAGACAACAGCCCTCTTATTTAGACTGATTCTAGATAGGGGGGTTTACAATTTCTTTACAATTTGTTAACATTAAGTTTACATTTGACCGGATAGGCCTGCATATATTTGCAATGAATCTAAAAATAAAAATTATGAATATTAATAGAAATAAGCACGTTTGGGAAGGTTGGACCGTTGGACACTTTATCCAGGAAATTGAGCCTATATTTAATATAGTAAAAACCAATATAAAGACAAAACAAGAGTTAAAAACTTTTGTTAAAGACAACCAGCCTTATTACAAAAAATATATACCAGACGTATATAGATACTTTTTAAATAAAACTAATCTAAAATAAAAAATATGTATACTAAATTTGAGTCTAATGTATGGGACGCGGTTGCAACCAGCGCGCCCAATATGCCAAAAAAATTACTTTCACCAGGTGCAACGAATGCCAAGACGGCAAAAAACGAAATTAAGACTTTTATACTTTATTTGATGCCATACAACCAAAACAGCGAGGGCAAACAATTGTGTCCGCACGCATCGAAAGGGTGCGCTGCTGCTTGCTTAGTTTCTGCTGGTCGTGGTGCTTTTAGTAATGTAATAAAAGCACGAGTAAATAAAACGGAGCTATTCATTAAAAATAAATTATCGTTTCTAAATAAACTAACTGATGAAATAACGCAAGAGACGGCAAAAGCAAAAAGAGGCGGTTATCGTGTTGCGTTTCGTTTAAACGGCACCTCAGACGTTGATTTTATATATATGTTAAAAAAGTACGGTTTTTTGGATATCGAGACACTACAGCCGCACGCGGTTTTTTACGACTACACAAAAAACATAAAAAAAGCAATACGATATAAAACGCACCCAAACTATGTTTTAACATTTAGCCGCTCAGAGTCTAATAGCTTGAGTTGCGATATTGCAATAAAGCATAATATAAATGTTGCGGCGGTGTTTAATGAGCTGCCGTCCAGGTGGCGCGGTGTCGAAGTTGTGGACGGTGATAAATCAGATCTACAGATGCTAAAATACAACGGCGTTATATTAGGCCTCAAGGCTAAAGGCGCGGCGCGCAAAGATGAAACCGGCTTCACTATTAAAAATATATAAATTATGTATATAAAACCCTTAAGTTATTTAGAAGCCAGGAATAAAGTAGTCGAACAAATGTACGGACATTTGAAATATAGGCACCTGACATTTGAACAAAAATTGGAAGTCGTGGGGAAAACTTACGACATACAGCGGGAATATATGCTAGAACAAAAAAAGAAACATTAAACGCAGTAGGCTCTTAAACGCAGTGGGCTCCATTAAACGCAGTGGGCTGCCTTCCAGGTTTGCCCTCTGTAGGGAAATTCCTACCCTCCTGTAGGGGAAATCCTACAAGAGCTGTTAACATTAATTTAACCTTAATTTAACATTTAGTTAACATTGGGTAACATTGCCTGCCCTATATTTGGGGTATAATTAAAAACACAAATAATATGAATGCTTTCAATAATTTAAAACCTGAGATACAGAAAAACCTCAGAGACAACGCTAAAAAATACAGCAGCGTCAAAAGTCTAGTATATAGATTAAGAGGTGCTAACGGCCGTTACGGCCTAAGCTTTGACGATGTGAGGGACGTTATGTTCTGGGGCGGTGCTAGCCTTAAAGATACTTCAATAAGTGACGTGTATAACGCTATATTCAAATAATATGAAACCAGAAACAACAGTAGAAAAAGTAGCCCTATCAATAGCAATAATTTACGGCGCCGCTGCAACTGGCGGTGCTGTTGTAATACTTTTAAACTTATAACGATGAAATACAATAAACTAAACAAATTTGAAGCCGGTATAATTGAGGACGCCTTGAACCTTTGGTGTGATACTTTTATTCAAGAGATTGAACAAGTAGAGAGCTCCGGCCGCGTTGCTTTATTCCATCAGGACTATCCGAAGGGTATCAAATCGGATATTTTAGACAAAGTAAGAGACTTAACAAAAAAACGATGAAAATATACGTTACCTGTAAAGTAGACGCCAAGCCCGTGACGAACACGGGCGGCCTGCAAACGCGGCTAAGTATTAGCGATGAAATCAAATATCGTTACTTGCCTTATGACTATCGTTTTAACAGCCATATGGAAAACGCCGCAAGCTATATAAAAACGTATTTAAGCCGCTCTTACAAGCTTTTAGGCTCGGATACGTACACAAATACATTAATACTAGAAAAACGTTAACACATTAATTCTGAGGCGGTCCTGGTGTTTTAGATTAGGCCGCCTCTTCTTTCCTTTCAATTATGCACTATTTACACATTCTAGACTACAGCACAGGCACTAACACAGCATATATCTACAGAGTACCACCTGAAGACCTGGAGACCGAAGTGCTAACTTTGGGTCACAACCTGAAGAACGTTGAATATATGCTTTCAACGAATAAACCTGAAGCCCTATAAGCTAATTTAGAAAAAGTAACGTAAAACGGAGTGAGTGTATATTAAGACCCCACGTTTAATCAAATCAACCGAAATCGAAATGGATATGCAAGTCTCTGTAGAAGATTGGATGTTTAGGGAAACCTGCGGAATCTGCGGAAATGAAGGGGGTGCGACAGGCACTCCCGAATATATATTATATATAATACTTGACAAAAGAACATACCTCCCCCGTTTCCCCGCTTATATGGTACTTATATTATATATGTTTTATAATAGAAAGATATTGTAAGGTTTATAATATCTTGCTAGTGGATGTTTACGTGTCTGCCTTTTTATAAGGCATCCACGACACTCGACATATAAGTAACTGTTTTCATATGGTTTTTGTTGTATATTCAGACACATTTATTTTGTTATATTTGTAACAAATGTATTGTGGTACACATTAAGTGATTCTAAGTTATATATATATGACTAAAGAATTTCAGATTAAAGTCCCCTCAGTAAAAGAAAACATTCAGCTACACAAGTATCAGAGGTATGTTAAGTTGTTACAAGACAACGAAGACATAGATGTCGATTTTCATCGATTGAAGGTGTTACAAATATTCTGTGGGCTTGAACTTAGTGAGGCAAATAAAATGCCTATTACAGAACTAGACTTTATAGTAGAGCATATAATAAGTATGATGTCTAGGGAAGATAAGCTCCAACGTAGATTTACTATGACAGACCCAAGCGGTAAAACGGTTGAGTTTGGTTTTATGCCTAACCTCAGCGAAATGACTTTAGGTGAGTATGTAGACCTAGAAAGCTATATATCGGACTGGGAGCAAATGCACAAAGCACTTGCAGTTATGTACAGACCTATAATCGGAGGAAACAAAGATTTCTACGAGATAGAGGAATATAAGGGTTCTTCTAAGTATGCAGATATAATGAAGGACGCTCCAATGACGGTTGCTACAGGTGCTATGGTTTTTTTTTACAGTTTAGGGAAAGAATTATTGAGAACTACCCTTCACTCTTTACAGGAGGAGGTTCAGAAGGACCTACGTCAGCAGAAGCATCCTTCGGAAGCAAATGGGGATGGTATCAATCAATATATGCACTCGCTGGAGGAGATGTCCTTAAGTTTGGAGAGGTTACAAAAACCAATCTAGGTAAGTGCTTAATGTGGATGGAGTTTGAAAAGGAAAAGAACGAATTAGAAAGAATGCGAATAGAAAGAATGAGTAAGCGATGAGAGCAGTATACGAAGTATTAGATAAGATAAAGGACAAGCTCAGACAGTCCCCTAACATACAAACAGTATCGTTTGGAGACCTGTTCAGTGTTGACCTGAATAAAACAGATATATTTCCTATTGCACACATCAATATGGGAAATGTGTCGTTTCAGGAATATAAGCTGGAGGTGACGATTAATCTGCTATTATTGGATATTGTAGACGACAACAGGGACTCAGAAATGACAGATGACTTTTACGGTAATGACAACCTACAGGATATCCTAAACACTCTGTTGGCGGAAGCCAACATTTTAGTGGCAGACCTGAGAAGGGGACAGGGCTATGAGGACTTGTTCCAAATAGAATCAGACCTTACAGCACAGCCATTCTTAGATAGATTTGAGAATCAGCTTGCTGGATGGGGTATAGACATTGTTATATCATTCCCTAATAACGAAGTAACTATTTGCTAATGGCAGCTAGAAGTCCACTTACAGGTAGATTCGCTAGGGTAGAAGAAGTCCTTGAACAACTCGCTAGGGATGTTATTATTCCTGAGTTACAGGAGACTCTAAGAAGTCAGGATAAGGTGGTGGGTAGTGAACCACCATCACTTGTTGATACATTCGATTATAACTTGAGTGGGGATGGGGTTGATGTATTTTCAACCTCTGCTTATTCAGGCTCTGTAGATTTAGGTTACAACGGTCCTAGACCTCCGTACCAGAGTATAGCTTTGTGGATAAAGAAGAAGTCAAGTTTTACATTAAGGAATAAAAACGGAAGGTTTTTACCAAAAACAGATGGTTATATAAACAGAGCAGCTTTTAATATAGCTAGAAGTATAGGCAGAAAAGGATATTTAGGTTCTAACTACGTTGGAATATCATATATAAACATAGCAGACATAATAACAAAGTCTCTTAGTGAGGCTTACGCAGAAGATATTAGAAATATGTTAAACGAAAACATAAGCAGACAATAATGGCAAAACTAATAAACACACGAAGTCCGTTTTACGTAAAGATAGCAGACTCAAATTTAGATAGCGCAGAATTAAAGCTATATATTTATGAGGGGGTAAAAAAAACATCACTTGATTCTGCTGATTTAAAATATACAATAACCAAGTCAGAACTTGAGGCAAACAATTACGTTGTATTTGAAATATCAGAACTTGTAAGAGATTACATTGAAACAAAGTATGATGGAGAATATGACAGCTATTGCGTTTGGGTAATAATTGACGTTAGTGTTTCAGACACAAATGGAAGCCCAATATATAGCTGGACTTCAACACCTTCTGAAATAGAAAATATTAAGACATCTGGTACCGCAACCGCATCAGTTGTAGATGAACTTAGAGATAATACAGCTTCCTTCACATCTACCGTAGCGGTAGGAGACATAGCTGTTGACTCACAAGGAAATACAGCAAATGTAGTTTCGGTAGATTCAGATACTCAACTAACTTTAGACACCAATATATTTACGACAGGAGAAGCATACTTTATCATAAGCGGTTATTATAGCTTTTTAGCGACAGAGGGATATGGCTACTTTGAGGAAGGTATCAATCCAGACCTTGATGAAGGATTAATGATTCCTGAAGGGAATATATATAGGGTAAACGACAGAAGCATAAACATTCCTGTAAGTGCTGAAACAACGAATAGCGTGTCGTTTAGATTAAACGGGGAAACCATATATACTAAAAGTATATCAGACAATGATAATACCGACCAGAAAATCCAATACATAGCATCTGATGGTAATTCAACAGCAGATAGCTACATAGAAAGAGTATTGGAATCACAAGGTGGTGTGTTTGAGAACAACACATTGTTAGAGGCGTTTGAAGAAGAAGTAGATTTAGGAGAGATTGACGAGGTTTACGTTAACTACACCAACGCCACAGAAACAAAAACTAAAGTACTAAAAGTAAAAACATTTGACTGCTCAAAATATGAGCCAATACGAGTTACGTTTGTGAATAAGTTTGGCGCATTGCAGGATATGTATTTTACAAGAAGAAGTAATGAGTCTGTAAATAGAAAAACAGAGGACTACAAGGCATCTGTAATGGATTTTGCTAACTTTAGCTACGATACATCTTCCCATCAAATGAGAACGCTGAACCTAATAGGTAATGAAAGTATTACACTAAACACGGATTACATTGATGAGTCCTGTAACGAACACATAAAGCAGCTTATGCTGTCGGAGCAGATATGGATGACAAGACTTACTGACGAAGAAAAGATTGTACCATTGAAGCTAAAAAGTAATTCCTTGCAGTTAAAGAAATCTGTCAACGATAAGTTAATCCAGTATACAATGGAGTTTGATGTAGCAGCAGATATAATAAACAACATTAGATAATGAATAAAGTAGTATTGTATATAAAAGATGCCGATAATGTGTTTCAGGCGGTGGACTTGTTTGAGGATGAAACAATATCATTAACATCTAAAATACAGGACATACGAGACATTTCTAAAGTGTTTACGGACTTTTCTCAAACTTTCACACTCCCTGCTTCAAAGAAGAATAACAAGATATTCAAACACTTCTATAACTATTTTATATCAGTAGGTGCGTTTGATGCAAGAAAAAAGGTTGACGCAAGGCTTGAGATAAACTACATTCCTTTTAGGGATGGTAAAATATTTCTGAATGGCGTTAAGATGAAGGAGAACAAGCCATTCGCTTATAACGTAACATTCTTTGGCAATACAGTAACATTGAAGGATGTATTAGGAGATGATGATCTAGAAACGCTTGAATGGCTAGATAATTTTAAATACGACTACACGAGTCCAAATACAAAAACAAGACTTACAAGCAATCTAAATCAAACGGTTGATAGCGTAGTTAAATACGACCCATTGATTGTACCGCTTGTAACGCACACAAAGAGACTTTATTTTAATTCTGATACAAGTCATTCGGCAAACACAATTTCTGGAGATTTACATTATTTTGACAGTACAGGAAATACACACAATAAAGATGTTGCGTTACAGTTTGATGATTTAAAACCAGCTATACGACTTCTGTATATAATAGAAGCGATAGAGGATAAATACCCCGATATACAGTTTACAAGAGACTTCTTTGATTCAGAAGCATTTGCAGGAGATGGCACAACAGCAAACAGAGGTTTGTATATGTGGTTAAGCAGGGAGAAAGGTAGAATAGGCGGAGATGACGAAACAGTAGAGACTACACTATCGAACTTTAGTTATACGTCTGGAGATACACTATCTAGTTTTGAGACACCTACATATTCAGGAAGTATAACGCCATCGTTTATAAGTTCTGGAGGAGATACAAACTCTGTTTTAAGAGTTCAGACCTGGATTGATACTGGCTCTTTTAAGACTGCCGACAGATATAATATAGTTCTTGATTTAACGGTTACAACAACCTCATCTGGACCTTATAACGTCAAAATGATAAACACTCTTGACAACAACAACGTCTTAGGAAGTTTTGATAATCAATCAGGGCCACAGACATTGTCTCTCACGTTAAACCCGTCTGGGTTTCCAGGTCCAGCTTCACTTCAGGATTATGGCGTAAAGTTTTTAATTGATTCAGAAGGTGGGTTTCAGGCTGATTTTAGCTTAAGGATAAGACAACAAAGAAAGGACACTTCTATTGCAAGTTATGTTACTATTTTTGATGGAAATCACGAACCTGATTCAATAACAGCAACGGCAAGTGGAGAGATAAGACCAACAGAAAGAATACCAAAGATGAAAACAATAGATTTCCTGACTGGTTTATTCAAAATGTTCAACCTAACATCCTACCTTGTAGACGACTTAACCGATAATGATTATGGTAAAATAAGAGTTTTACCTCTTGATGATTATTACAATGACAATCCAAAGATTTTTGACATAAGCAAATATGTTGATTCTTCAGAAACAGACATAGAATCTACAATACCATTTAGCGAGATTGAGTTTAAGAATAAAGAACCAAAAACGCTTTTAATGCTCAACCACGAGGAAGTTAACAACGAAGTATTTGGAGACTCAATTTTCCATCCTCAAGATATAGATAGAGGGAAACCATATAAGATAGAGACACCATTTGAACACTTTAAGTTTGAGAGACTTATTGATGAAAATACAACAGGAATAGGTCTTACCGATATTCAATGGGGTTATTCCGCAGGAGATAACTTTAAGCCAGATGATAATGCTGAACCCCAGCCAACAGCAAACTATGATTCTGTGTTGACAGCACCATTTCTTTTCTACGGAATAAGAATAACGGGTTTGTCTGGGGACGACAGGATAAATTGGAATGGATTAGCACACGAAGGATTGACTTCCTATTGGAAGCCATCTAATACAGTTGAAAACGGCACATCTTCAGTACCCCCAGATTTTACGATAAACTTTGACGATGAGGTTGATGAATGGAATCAAACAAATTACGGAGGAAACACTAACTCATTGTTTAGGAAATTTTATCAAACATATATAGAGGACGCATTTGATGCTAAGAAAAGGATATTTAAACTAACAGCACATTTACCTAATAGCATATTACTTAATTATAAGCTAAATGATAGATTTCAGATAGGAGAAAAAGTATTTACTATAAACTCAATAGATACCAACCTAAAGACAGGTGAATCTAAACTAGAATTATTAAACGTATTATGATAAAGCATATTTTAGACTTATTGAAGTTAGATGACTATTATGGCGTGTCGCCTTACATCGACATCGCCAAAGGTAAATATCAAGCACCTAAGACGGTAAAAGAGGCAATTAACAAACGAAAAAGATTTAAGTAATGGCAAAACAAACACAAGATATAATCGTAAGAATTAAAGTCGATGATGGACAAGCTAAGGTTCAAATTGACCAGCTTGGCGGAGGGTTTATGCGAGCGCAGAAAGCTGCTGAGGCTTTCCAGGAAGCGATAAAGAGGCAAGACCCAATATTAAAAGGTTCTGTCGCAGACTACAGGAGACAGATAAAGGCTCTTAAGGAAATAAGAGATAATAGTGCTAAAACAGCAGCAGATTACAAAAGGCAAACCGCAGCTATTGAGCAGCTTCAAGTAAAAATGCGTGGTCTTACTGAGACTACAATGACTCAGAATAAAGTCAATGAAGACCAAATATCGAATGCTGGTCTTGCTGGTGCTACGCTTACTGAATTTGGTCGTACTATATCTGATTTACCGTTTGGTATTACTGCGATAACAAACAACTTGTCTCAGTTAGCTACTCTTATGGTTACCTTAATGGCGAAGACTGGAGGTACGACTAAGGCATTTAAGCTGCTAGGTAGGCAATTAAAAGGTCCTTTGGGAATAATCATATTATTCCAAGTGCTTATTGCTGCTGTACAGAAGCTTTTTGGCGGTATGTCTAAAGCAGACGAAGCTGTTAAGTCATTCTCTAATACACTTAATGAGCAAGCCGCAGCGTTAACCTTTGCTCAAAGAGCATTAACTAAACTAAATTTATCCGCAGAACAAAATCAAGAAATTGTAGATACGTTAAATTCTACATTTGAAAGCTTAAATTTAGAACTAGATAAGTTTGGTGGCTTAACTCAGAAGGCTACTGATGATTTAGACGCATTTATAAAAGGAGAGGCTAAGAAGGCTCTTATAAAGTCTTTAATGCAGGACCTAATTGATAAAGAGGTAGAACTGCTCAAAGAAAAAACAAAAGCAACCGTTTTCCAGAAGGATGAGGTCAGCACTGTTCAAACCTTCTTTAATAAAGTAGGTGAATTAGCTCGTAAAGCTGGAGATATGATTAGAGGACCTTTTATGAAAGAGTCTACTAAAGCTGCAAAGAAAGCCGATGAGCTTTCGGGAGAAATAAATAAAATGAGTTCTATACTTAATTCTCCAGATTTAGTAAAGGGTATAATAGATTTTTTTGGCTCAATCGAGGATGGTTCTAGTGATGCTAGGGATAAGGTAAAGCCACTTGTAAATGACCTTTCAAGTCTCTTTGATAAGATGTCAGACAAAGAACTTATGTTAACCATAGAGGCAATGTTTAAAGGTTTAAGTGTAGATGAGCTTAAATTACAAAAATCAGCAATAGAGGAGCTTGGTTCTAATGCGACTAACGCCCTTAAGGGTCTTCGTAAATTAGCTAAGAAAAATAACAATGAACAAAAAGACTTCTTAAAGACTCAGAAAGAACAAGCGGATGCACTAAAAAGAGCTATAGACTCCCTTTTAGGTGCATATGAAACTTTTAAACAAGCAGGCGACTTATTATTTGAGGCTGAAATAAGCAGGGAGGAGAGAAAGACTGTTCTTATAAATAATCAACTAAGAAAAAGGTTGGATAATGAAAAATTAACTGTAAAACAAAGAGACGCTTTAAATAATCAAATATCAGCTAACGAAGAAAACTTAGCTAGAAAAAGAGATAAGATTGCAGAAAAACAGTTTAAGATACAAAAAGCTGTCGCTATGGGGGAAGCTATAATAACTGCATTCATAAGTGCAAGTAGGGCTAGAGAAGCTGTTCTTGCTGGTCCTGAGAAGTTTCTTGGAATAGCAGCACTTCCATTATCCAAGATTGCATATGGTATTGTTTTGGCATCAGGATTAGCAACAGCAGCAGCTATAAGCAGACAGCAGTTTGTTCCATCAGCAATCGGAGGTGGTGGAGGTGCAGGAGGCGCAGGTGGCGGAGCATCAATACAAGCCCCAGACTTCAACGTAGTAGGGGCTTCTGCACAAAGTCAGCTAGCCACTACGGTAGCTGGTCAACAAGCCAGACCTGTAAAGGCATTCGTTGTAGGTAAAGACATTAGCACACAACAAGAACTAGATAGAAACATAAGCAATACAGCGTCCTTCGGATAAGAACAAAAAGCAACTCAATAAGTTATTTATATATGGAAGAGATAAAAGTAATCGAGCTTATCATAGACGAGGAAAACGAAATTAGCGGAATAGATGCTATTTCAATCGTAGATGACCCTGCAATCCAAGAAGACTTTATTATGCTTAGTTCGCAAGAGGTAAAGCTAGCTGAGGTTGACCAAGAGAAGCAAATCTTAATGGGTCCAGCACTAATACCTAACAAGAAGATATATCGTAAAAACGGAGAAGACGAATACTTTATATATTTCTCTAAAGAGACCGTCAGAAAAGCCTCAGAGCTTTTCCTGACTAAAGGTAATCAAAATAATGCCACCTTAGAACACGATGGAGACCTAGAAGGGTTATCTGTAGTAGAGTCTTGGATTATAGACGATACAAACCAAGATAAGTCTCGTAAATATGGCTTTGACTTGCCTGATGGTACTTGGATGGTCTCTATGAAGGTATATGACGACTCAGTATGGTCTGATTACGTCAAAACAGGTAAGGTAAAAGGATTTAGCATTGAAGGACACTTCGCAGATGCTATGGAAAGACCTCAAGAACAGCTTCCTGAGTATGGAGAAGAAGAACTAGAGGCTTTATCAGTCATAGAAGAGCTTACAGAGGCTATGGACGTTGAATTACGTACATATGATGATTACCCTAAGGCTGCAAGAGAAAATGCACGTAAGGTGCTTGATTGGAGAAATAGATATGGTCGTGATGAAGTAGCTGGAATGACTAGAGTGGGCTGGAGAAGAGCCAATCAGCTCGCTAGAGGTCAAAAAATCAGCCGTTCAACGATTGCTAGAATGGCTTCATTTAACAGACACCGTAAGAATGCTACAATAGACCCAAACCTAAGAGGTACGCCTTGGAAGGATAAAGGATATGTTGCTTGGCTTGGTTGGGGTGGTACTGAAGGTGTTGATTGGGCTATCCGCAAGATGAAGCAGTTCAGGAAAGGTAATTTTGCTTCTATGGTTATCGATGATAACACTGCTATTATAGACGACCGACTTGCATACGCAACAAAAGAACTTGCAGAGAAGGCTGCACAAGATATTGGATGTGAAGGGTATCACGAACACGAGTTTGAAGGCAAAACCTGGTATATGCCCTGCAAAGAACACAACCTAGCAGAGGTAGGACCAAGAGGTGGAGTAAAGAAGTCCCCTAAAGCTCCCAAATCGGACACTCCGAACCCTAGGCCAAAGGGTGAGGGGTCCGCTAAAGGCGATGCGTCTGGAAAAACAGGTGCTAAAGTATCTGCAAAGGATAAAAAAGCCCTACAAAAGAAAGCTGATGACTTCAACGAGCGTTACAAAGAAAAATTAGGATACGGAATAACCGTTGGAATGTTATCTTCTGTGTTTCAGAGAGGTTTAGGTGCATTTAATACATCACACTCCCCAAATGTTAAGTCTGCATCTCAGTGGGCGCACGCTAGAGTAAATGCTTTTATGTACCTTGTAAGAAACGGGAGACCTGAGA